ATAGCGTCGACATCATTAGTCAGGCATGGGGGCGTTACCCAACATGTGTGGTCCCTGAGCTGTTCGGGGTGACCACAATACTGGTTGCGTGTGCAAGAACAGTTTGGTTTGTCACTTACTAACCCTTTTAGTATAGGCATTACCTCCGGCATGCGCAGCCTGGACTCCGGTTAGGCCTCCGATCTATGAGACTGATATTACAAAAGGCCACCCAAAGGGGGTTTACCACCCACCCCCTCTCCCGAGTCGGAGTTACTCGGTTTTGTGGTTTCCCCGTTCCCATAGGGATTCGGTTGAAACCACGTGACGGCAGGCATGCCAAAGCCTGCTATTTCCTCACCAGCTGCTGACACAACGTGCCACTCTTGTAGTGTGTGTCGGGAGCGAAACCATTCTGCGTTGAAATGGCCTTAAAGCGGAGGCGTGACACCCATCGTCCTAGCACTACCTAACGTCTAGAGATAGACTCCAACAGCGGCAGCCGCGGTAGCGGAACGTTGTTGGTACTCATGACATATTTATATGCCCTCTGTGTGCGATTATTCGCTTATGAAGTGGTGCAATGTGGGCTTAAGGGTGTTGCGGCTTGGAGAATTCGTTCTCAGGCGGTAGTAAGTTGCTGACCCATTGAATCAGTGACCCAGGTTTGGCAAACCTTAACTCAAAGCGACCTTGGAGTATAAAGTGTCGTTGATTGATTGCTTTTACAATGTATAAGTACAACAATCAGCTCCCTAGAGCAACTGCTGGCTACGGGCCACAGGCTCCTACTCCCAATGGGAGCGATAAGCGAATTGGGATATCGTGCGAGTCGTTGCAAGCGGTTTGGCTCGACACGAGAAACGTAAAATCGCAAAATGATTTGCCTGTTTTGACCGTCAAAATTAATGCACAAGATTTTAGTCATGCACGTGATACTAGCTCTTGGGTGTTGAGAAATCCAAGATGTTGGCGGGACAATTGTCTTCGAGATCGGGTGGGAAACAGATCTAGGGTACAAGCGGTGGCAGCCGGGTTGTTGCCCAAACGAGAAGAAGGTGCTTACTGCCCGTATTGCGACAGGGCCGTAGATGCACCGAGGCGGACGAAGGCTATTCAGGAAACGGCGCTGCCAAAGGCCAGGTTCCTAATTTGTTATCATGTCACTAGCCTCGCCAGTGCTGTGAACATTTTTGACCATGGGTTTAATACTCGAGAAGGTCTTAATGTTGATTCAGGAGTATGGGTGGCTCAGTGGCCAGAGGATACTTTCCTGGCTGGACCGAGAAATGCGGAAGCTATTTTAGTATGTCGTCTTGACATTGGGGGATATGTCGTAGTGGACAGTCATGACAAGCTCCCAGTCGACCCTGACAACCGCGTTTATAAAGTTCAGAAAGGTGTCGGCATAGATACTTGGGTGTCCTATGACTCACGGAGAGTTATAGTGGACAAGTTGTGGACGTCGGACAGTCAGGAGTTTAGGCAGGCAGAAAAGTTGTCAAAAAAGAAGAAGGCATGGTTTGACATGGGCGATGGGGATGCCGCTATCGGCGCGAGAAAGGCGCTAAAAGACGCAGACGAATATAAAGGGAGAAATAGCGGTATTGCTCAGTATGCTAGACAGCTAGCTCCAGATGTGCAGGAACTTGAGGCGTTACAGATCCAGTTACGCTATGGTCCGACGATCACCCCAGATCCTAAGAGCTGTTTAGTGCGCCCACAACTCAACGGTGATCATGGTGAAGTGACTGGATTGGACGATATTCCTCACCAACCCGTTGAAAATGATATGCATGTAGTTACCGTTGCCAATGTGGCTTGGGTAGCTCTGCTAGACGAACACTGGGATGTTGAGGAAATTGTCGCTCACGTTTTTCCTGATCATGCGTACATTGGTATGTCTCCAATCGCGCAGAGTGGAGGAAGTGAGCTATCGTTCCAGTTCGAGGTCAGACATTTGTCCGTGTCGCCGCAAGGTGTATTCATACCAGCAGGTCAGACTGAGTTCACGTTGATTGTGCGTGATACGTCATGGGAGCCGTTGTGTAACGACGGTACTTATAATCATTATGTGATTCAGCATTCAGCTAGTGATATGGAATATCATTTTTATTGCCTTAATTTTGATTTCTTTGAGGCTGAGTTGCTGCTGTGTATGGAGGGACTCACAGATGCCCAGGCTGTCTTGGCTGCCATGAATGGTGCCAATGGTGAGGCTACAAATACCGACGATATGTCGTCAGATGATGATGAGACTGTAGTCCACTCATCAGTTGCGTTGCTTCTTGAAAAAGACAGTGGTATAATGTCAGATTCCTCCAGTGAGGACACTTCAACGACTACAACGGCTAGCACTGTCCCTAGGGTGGTTGATGAGCGTGTAGGCCCAATGGCCGTGTTACGTAGGGTGGCGAAAGCCATCAAGCCAAAGAAGGAAAAACAGTCTGAGTTAGACTCGGAGAAAAGAGAAGATGAAGAAGAAGAAGAAGAAGACGCAGTGACTAAAAATGATGATCAGTTGAGCGAATTCTTCGTGCTTCTTCATGCACTTGTCATGGAGACACCTTGTCCCGACAATACAACCTGGGATGAAGAGCGTAACACTAAGGCACTGAATGAAGTGGTTAAAACCCTTAGGGAAAAATATCCCGCGCCTGTTGATTTTCGCAATACTCTTTATGCGACTGCGCGTGATGACATGCGAGGTGACCCCCTTGAGAGGGATGGGCGAACTTTCCTTGATACGCTGTTGTTGCGCCGCAGCTCAAATAATGTAGGCAATAAAGACGCAAATTCGGTCTTAGGTTATTTGCGTAGGATGCCTCAAGCTTTGGAGAAGGCGCTGCAGGTGGATGAGAAGAATTACCGCTACGTTATGATGCTTCGCGGTTTGACGTCACCTAAACACTACAAGGAGTGTAAAGGCACTTGGACAGTGGCCATCGATGCGCATGAGTTTGATTTACCATGCCATGAGACCGGGAAGATGTCCACGACATATTACCATCAGATGAGCCGTGAGCTCATGAGGCTGATAGTGAGTAATATGCCAGCAATGTGCCGGTTTCAAAAAGTTGAAGTGGTGTTTAAGTCTGTTCCGGTGCGTATCGTTATACGCAATTTGATTGCCACGCTTATTATCTGCGTAAGGAAGCATTTGATAGGTAAGGTTGCAACCAAGAATGGTCAGATTGTAGTCCGTGCGCCACTTTACCATACTCACCCGGATTTGCAGGTGTTTAGTAAGCGCGAGAAGCGCGTGAAACGGACAGAGGCCATGGACGACAAGTCCAAACTCACCCAATGGGTTGCTATGTCATCTGAGGGCCAGTCAGGTGACAAGACTACGAAGAAGACAGAAACCCAAGACCCGAAGGTCGTCACGGAAGTAACAACCGTTGAAAAAGGGCGGCCAGATGAAAAGAAGGAAAAGAAAAGTCAAAAAAGAGGGAAATGGGTTAAAAAGGGTGAGGAGAGTGAAGACTCACAATCTTTAGCCTCAGCTGGCCCCAGCAGTGCACAAGCTGCACGCCCACGTGACGTCACTACTAAAATACTCACTACTAAGCTCCCAAAAGATAATGACATAGTGCGGGAGAATACAAAAGGAACAAAAGAATTACATGCGTTGTTTGCTTTGCCCTTGTGCAAGAAGGGCATTGTAGAGGACGTAATGATAGAGGAAGTGGGTAACAAGGACGTCAAGAAACGCGGGATAAAAGGTGCGCCCAATGGAAATGTTCTCCAGTATGTGGAGTTCGCGGACGGCAGGAGGCTGGAATCCGTGTTGTTAGATTGGACGCCGGGTGATTACTCAGTCTGTGGCCACCAGTTGCTTTTCACTGTTCATCACAAGATGCGTGGCTGGGTGACACTGGAGACTCAACGGCGTGTAGCCAATCATGATTACTCCTTGTTTACTATGAAAAGGAGTTGGGGCGAGATGATTAGAGCCATGCGACAAAAGTTGAATTTAGCCCCGTATATAACGCAAATATCCATCAATCCTGGAGAGGTGGATGTGTTAGAACCATCAACCCTTACCATAGAGCTCCCTATGGTTGTTAAGAGTGATGTCGCCCCAATTCGGGCTCAATTTGGCAGAGGCGACACTAGCGCCGTAACAACGACTGCCATGTCGAGACTTGTACTCTACCTCAAGGACAAAGACGTGCCTGATCCATGGACGACCGCACAGGTGATGTGCGAAAATTGGCGCGTGTTGTCGAGAATGATGGAGCAAAGACTGAAGGCGGAGAGTAACCTGGCCGAGAGCGCTAGAAAGCTGCGGTCAGTGGAAAATGGGGAGGGTTTCATCCCCCCCCTACTATAGTGGCCAATATAGTAGGGGGTGCTGGCAACAGCGTTATGGAGGAGCTGTTGCAGGGGAGGAAGCTCGTGGATAAGGAGCCGAGTTGCTACACATACGATGGTGACCTAATGTGTGGCAGGCGGAGTTTTGCCCGAGATATTAAGGCCCAGTTGGAAACCATGGAAGGAGAACTGGCCGACGGGCATTGCGAGCTGTGTAATACTGACACTCTAGTGGTTCCTAGCGAGATATGTGTTTCTTGCCAGGTAAAGAGGAACGTCCCTAACCCCATTTACGTCAAGAAGGGATGTTGGATAGAAGAGTGTCAGGCTAGGATGCAGGAGAGATGTGGTTCCCATTGTGGTCTCTACCCCGCGGGGTTGATTATGGGTAACTACCCCTGCAGTTGTTTCAAA